CATCACATCCATATACATGTCACTGTCAACGAAGGTCCAACGTGGGCCAGTGGGCTTCCAGTTTTCCTCACGAGCAATAGCAGTGTTCCACGCTTTAACAACTTCCATTTCAAACATATAAGCCATTACAGGTCCTCCAGCATAGCTTCAAAATCTGCTTTCATGCCATATGCGGCATCAAGAGCACGTTGGCGTTCATCTGCATCTTCAATCAGCATGTAGTTAGCGATGTTCTTTTCACACGCTGCGATGTAGTTCAGGATTGCTTCACGCATTGCTATCTCCGTTGCTTACATTACTAATATAAGCAATACGTCTTGGTTTGTCAAGTGTTTTTTGCCAGATTCCTAAGATTTTTTTCGATGCAGGATATATTTTTTCGCTATCAACACTGTTGATGAACCAGCCAGGATCTACCTATGCTTCCATAATATTATTCTTCATTAAAATTTTTTAGATTTCGTCTAAAAAAGTGATCTTTATCGCATTCATATTTGCTGTAAGTGACCGCCGCTGTGTACGTGCTGATACAAGTAGACGGTTATTGCTTAGTGACAACACCGCATCAAAGAACTTACGCTTTTCATAATCATAACGGCTGTTAAACTCGTAAAGATACAAGTGATCTTCTGGAGAACGGAAGGCATACACTGTTCTGTTTTTGTGTGTGGTGTCGTGCTGATAAGTGTCTTCAAGTGTAAGATACCCAACATAGTCGTACGGCATTCCTGTAACAGTTTTGTACTGTTCAGCATACCTGTGATAGCGTTTTTGTAAATCAGTAAACTTGGGCAGTGTGATGATCACACGGAGATCGTCTTGGATAATACGCTGATGTGGGTTTGATGTCAGCTTGCTTACTGTCTTTTGCCAATTGGTAAGATCACGCCCTACTAGACGATTTTGCATCATCTCAAAGCCCCAGAACTCCAGCATGTCTTTGGCAGCTTTAGTGTTATCATGCAACCAGCGTCCTGTCTGACGTGACTCCAATTCCCTCATTAGCTCTACTAGATCATTCTTTACTGAATCATCTGTATTATTCATGTAGCTAATGGTATAGCTCATAGCTTCCAGTACGCTGAAGGGCATAAGATTACTTTTACGTGTATCTTTCAGGTCCTCAAGATCCCAGACAAAACTAGTCATACATTATTCCATTATTTTACTAAATTGGTCCAGCAGTTTCTTACGATCAGCTGAAACGGCAATGGTACGCGATACTGCGTAATCTTGTACCTTTTTAGAAAAATCATTGCTTCTGGACACTTTGCTGTACATAGCTAGTACATCCTGCATCAGCTCTATCTGATTAAGTAGTTCTTGTTTGTGTGGTGACATTTATGTTTCTCTCCAATTATTCTATATTATCCATCAGATGATTTAATGATTCAGCAACTGACTTGGCAGTTTCATAATCTTTAAATGTAGTGACTAGTTCTGTTGCATTGACCATGAATTGATCGCGATGCCGTGTAAAAAGCAAATCAGTCATGTCATCGGTGATCATTTCAACGGTATAGTAACCTAGAAACTTAATACCCATTATTCAGCCTCCCACTCTTCAAAAGTTACAATGTCCATCAACTCTTTGACGAGTTCTTTGCCATAGTCGGTGAACAGAATTCCTTGTTTCCAGACCCAATGCTCAACATCTTGCTGGTTATAGAACTTTTCACCTTCAGTCATCCAGCGGAGAACGTCTTCACGCGAAGGACAGCCAACAGCATACTCGTAGCACTTTTCGATCCAGTCTTCAAAGGCTGTAATAGCTTCAGCTTTCGCTTTCTCCTCACGCACCATTTCCTGGAGGAAATCTTGCTGCATGTAGTCCCAGATTTCCTGCTTACGCTCAGGAGTAGCCTTATAGAACTCATGCCCACGAGGCCGGAAACCGTAAGCGTCCTTGTACATGTCGCTAAAGATGTCTTCATCGTAAGTAAACATTTTAGCGTCCTCTGTTTTGCTGTCTACACTACTAATATAAGCAATACGCCTTGGTTTGTCAAGTGTTATTTTTAACAAACTTAACCTTCACCAATACCATCTTCGCGTTCCTTGGCCCACTGCGCAATGCGACGATCAGCAGCCTCACGCTCCCATTCAGCAACAAGATCCCAACTACGGACCATTGCCCACTTGCCGCTGTTTGACAGTACAGCGTGACGCTTACGTGATTCAGCTTCAGTCAAGCCGCTCATGTACCAGTAGTCAGGCTCCTCACCGTAGTTACGTGCTTCAACTGCCCACATAGCGAACTCCTTTTCTCTATCGCCTACACTACTAATATAAGCAATACGCCTTGGTTTGTCAAGAGCTTTTTGAAGTTTTTTTTTGAAAAGATATATACTATGTAGTGGAGGAATCATGATGTCTATACATGGCACAGGAGTAGACATAGTTCTGGTTGATCGTATACACAAGATCTATAGTAGACGTGGTAATGCGTTTGCAGCACGTATACTTTCTAATGACGAATACGCCATATACATAAAAAAACATGATAGGGTAAAATATCTTTCTAAATGCTGGGCTGTAAAGGAAGCAGTTGTTAAGGCATATGGTACTGGTTTTACAACGCCATTTTCTCCATGCGACATAGGATACACATCAGATGGCGGCAAACCCTATGTTAGATTTTCAGAAAAAATACACCAAAGTGGACTATTAAATAATAAGATAACACACCTGAGTGTCAGTGACGAACTTACACATGTGATAGCGTTTGTTATAGTGGAAAATACGAAAGATAAATAATAATATGACATACAATGAAGTTTCGCCAGAAAATAATTATTATCAGGTTATTATAGCAGACATAACACATAAATGTAACATGACATGTAAAAACTGCTACATACCTAACAGAGATCATCCAGATATGGATTTAGAAAGATTTAAAGATTTCTTGTCCAGACTTCCCGCTCCTATTACTATAAGACTTATAGGGGCAGAACCAACTATGAACCGGCAGCTTCCAGAATTTATTAAGGCGATAAAAGATAATGGACACAGGATGGGATTACTTACCAATGGTCTAAGACTATCACATGAGAAATATCTTAAAATGTTAATGGATTATGGATTGAACGTAGTATACATTAGCATGAATGGTGTGGATAATGATGACTGGTACGAAGCAATAGATGAAATGCGATGTGCCAAGAAAAAGTTACAAGCATTTTCAAATTTGATTAAGAATAATGTTCGTACTGAAACAGGAACGATTATCGCAAGTGGTATAAATGAAGAAGCACCCGCTCGATTATTACATTTGGTTGATACACACGATGTTAAGGATATTCTTATACGTATTAAAAATGTAGGCCAGATAGGAAGATATATGGAAGATGATAGTAAAGCCATCACAATGAAAGAACTTGTATCACTATGTGCCACTCAATTTAACATATCAGAAGATTATATATGGGAATTCAAAGAAAAAAGCGGGTACGCAATGAATAAAGAACAAAACACTGTGCTGTTCCCGTTAGAATATGGTGCAAGGACTATAACACGTGGTAGATGGATTAAATTAACAAACTGGATTTCTGATAAGGATGTTGGTATACCAGATCCATTGAGTGAGCGACGTGGCAGAGTTACACAGGATTTCAATGTGGCACCATTTTTTGAGCATGTCAAAGAAAATGAATTTGGATATTAGGAGTATAATATGGATTTAGTTACCGAAAAGATAATCGAAGTATGTAATGAATTAAACAATATAGAGATAACAGAAGATGATATAATGAGTGGTAGGCCTTTCAGTGATTTTAATGTTGATAGCCTCTCATTAATTGAAATGCTTATGGAAATAGAGGATAGCATTCCAGGACTATATCTCCCTACTATTGATAATAGTGACCTGACTGATCTTAAACAGCTATGGACATTTATTACAAAAAATCTACCTAATGAGTAAATTAAAATCTATAGAATTTAAATACAGTGGACCAGACGGACTAAAAACAGAGTACGATCTAGAGTTAGAATCACGTGAATGGAATTTAGAGGATTCTGCTGATAGTTTACGATTATATCAACTAAGATCAATGATTGAAATTGCAAATCTTCCTGATCATGGTAAGAATAGCAAACATGCAGAGTATTTACTAAAATCCATTGATAATATTTCAGATCTAAAAAATATAAAATCAAAATTTTCTATGGACAGGTTTAATGAACTGTGGCCAGGCATGGAATCATATTATGATGGTGACATCTTAGTAAGAGATAGAAAAAAGAAACGAACATTGATAGTTATTTCCCATAATGGTCACTGGGCAAGAACCCTCGCATCTATTGAAAATAATAGCGACCAGTTGTATATACACCCGCAATTTAATGTATTATCCACACTTGGGAATGAAGGTAACAAACCAGGTAACCCTGAGCATGACGTATTTTTAGAATATAACTATGTAGGCGTATGTGAAGATATACGAAGATCCTATGACAATCCTATATTGATGCCGTCAGTAATGTACGGTGGAATCAATTCAGAGATTGATAGTATAGATAAATTAGTGAATTGGATTAAAAATAGATTTCCAGACTCTGAATACTATATTTTAAGTGATTGTAAAACTGGCCACAGTGCAACAATGTTGGCAGAGAAGATATACGCAAGGAAGATATTTTTAATAAGCCCCGTGACTACAGTGGATAGTGATTATTTGTATAATAATAATACACGCGGATTGGCGGGCATGGAATTTGTGATGTGGACGAGATCACTAAAATATTCTAATATTTTTGAAGACCATCATATTTCTATAAACAGCATAGCAAGAAAAAATCCTAATATTCAAATACAAATCTATTATCATGTAAACGATAGATTTATGAAAAATCATATAGACTATCTGGAACACGATATTGACAATCTGAATATAAAATTTCAGGAACCCACACTTATGACCAAGGATAATCACTTTATTATCACTGAATTATTTAGATCTAAAATAATTCACGAATTCTTCAAACCATAAAAATAAGGGCCGAAGCCCTTATTTCTTTTTGCCTTTGCCACGTATTGAGTTAAGGTAACTCACCATGATAGCGTTTCTTTTTGAGTCAATGTTACTAGTTGCTTTTCGTTGTAGTCGATTTGCTTTGCGCAACTTTGACAGATAGATTTGATATCTTCTGTTCAACATTGTCTTTACCCCCCTCTGTATTAATATTTAAAATACTAATAGGGAGTATAAAGTAATAATATTATGTACCTGCCAGTTTTCTCATAAATTCACGCTTCTCCCACATATCTTTTTGCTCTGGGGTCATATGTGCTATGAGTTCTGCGCGATACTGATATGCGCCTTGATCGATAAATGTTTCTACACTAACAGCAATACCATTGTCAATGACCCAACCGCCATCATATTTTACAAACTCAAACATACATTCTCTGGCAAATCCTGGTGGAATTTCAAATCTATTGGAATATGATTCTTTATTTGATTCATAGTAAGTACGCTGATGAAGCATACGTTGTACTTCATGTATATCCCGTGCAATGCTGTAAACTCTGTATCTATACATTAGTGGCATGTTATCCCTTGGCTTCTTTGATATTGCTTGTTGTTTTAATGTCTCCACATCCAGTGCAGTATACCAGGGTAACGATAAATCCGTATTTTCCATCTTCAATTATTTTTTCTCTTCTAACGATATTGATATCGTTGCAGCAACCTTGCGACATATTTAATTCCACATCGAGTCGTAGTACTTGCCAAACAGTCTGAAGCCGTTCGTCATACGTTCTTGGTGTGCTTTACTGCCTTCACGATCCTCCCAAACAAGTTTTAGTCCAAAAGTAGCAGATGGATCGTCCTCGTATTTGTAGTAGTCGCCTTCCCAATCATCACGGCATTTTTGTTCAAACGCCCAGATCATTTCACCCATGACCCAATCCCAACGAAGATGGTGATTGCTATCGATATCGTAGTCATTTTCCTTAGGAGGAGCGTTAGTACTGCGCAGTTCTTCAGGAACATCCTCGTCATCAACCCAAGGGGAGCCATGCTTAGTTGCTTGTAATTGTTTAAGCATAGGAAGAATGATTGGAGCAAGAGTATGATCCATGCTCCAAGTGTCATAGTTGTGAATTTTTACTTTAACACGTTGATCGCTACGCTTATCAAGAATACGGTTAATAGTTGCGTTGTATACGCTTTGTAGTCCATCTTCGATTTTTTCAAGTGTACGCTCAAACCAATTTGTACTGTCTTCCCATTCGAAGCGACCATACTTCCAGTTCATATAATTTGTATGAATGTTGCTGATCGCTCTACTACGATACGGTCCAATATATACTTTCATCTGTTTTCCTCTTGACGTTTTCTAAACGGAATATATGTGTCATCCCACAGGCGCCACACACCGCCTGCACATAGTCCATATAATATAGGCTCCCACCATGTTGTAGCAATAAATCCTGAAATTAAGAAAGATGTTATAGCATCTGCTACTAATAATGCTACTGCCCAATCATACCATCTGATCATTATGACCCCTCATAACTAATAGTCTTATCAGTCTTGGCATAAACTTGTTCCCACGCACAACCATATGCTGGACAAATGCGAACATATTCTGGAAGCATATTGTCATCTTTTTCTCCATGCCCGCCAGTCAGAAAAAATGCACCAGTGATTTCTGCGTTGTTATGACGAAAACGCTCACGCTCACGCTCATAGATTTCTAATGCTTTACGCAGTTTAGCATTTTCTGCTTTTAGTTCAGCGACAAGGTCAAAGTCTGCCATAAAGAAAATCCCAGTCAAGTTATCTATATCAGTATAGCAACTTAACTGGGATAAGTCAAGATAATTTATCTTGGAGTTTATTGTTTTGGTTTACGACTGCGTGTTGTCTTGGCTTTAGCTGTAGTTACGGGGGTAGGGTTAGCTTCTGCCTCGTCTAGCGCACGGTTAAATTCTCGTAAACGCTTAATGACTGACTGGAAGTCAACGATTGTCGTCCAACGGTCAATAAAATACGTCAGTGCGCCTTCAACACGCCCAAACGCATTTAGCACTTGAATTAGCACACCGAAAGTGACTAACTGTGCAAAGTAACTTGGAGCAAGTACCACTAGTGCAACGTTACCAGCAATCATACCGAATGCTGTTTGCCATACGCCAAATCCCATGTACCAGTTGAACAAGCGATAGTAGTTACGTTTAATTGAAGCAAACATTGGAAATAAGTCTGCTGTCATACGCTTGCTAAAATCGTCCTCACTGTGTACAAGTTGTTTACGAAATTTAGCCTCAACAACTTGGTTGTTATATTCCAGCCCAGGCAACTTCAAGCCCAGTAAGAATGATAGTAGTGTGCCACCAAGTGATAGAGTAAGTGCTACCCAGACTAGGAAGCCAGGAATGATTTTGTCATCCCAAACTGGTAAGCCCTCACTCAAATTCCACAGCACTGGTAAGAATGCTGCTAGAACAAAAATTTTATTAACAAAGCCACTGAATAGACCCTGTAATGTTTTACCAAAGATCATCAAATCTTCTTGAATACGCTGACTTCCACCTTCAATCTGTGCAGTTGAATTTTCCCAACGGCGTAGATAGTAGTAAGTATTCGCTTCACGCCAGTGGAATGTATAGCGTTGGGTTTGCCAAGTAGCATAAACAGCCATTGGTGTATATAGTACGATAATTTCCAGAAAACTTGGAACCATCATTTCGCTATCCAAGTTTAACCATAAGAAATCCCAGAACCGTCTAGTGTCCCATCCCCATAGTAATTCCCAGAATGCGTCTTCTTGTAGTGTTTGGATAGCGTCATAGAACTCTCTGTTCCAAGCGTTATAATAGACAAGGATTTCAACGTTATACCAACCAATGAATAACAACCATGTTAACATCAGCCATGCGTATAAGAACTGATCCTTAGTCCAAAAGAAACTTTTTAACATTTTACTTCTCCGTTATTCTAATCCACCGAATGGATTAGTTCCTGTAAATCCCCAGAAATTTCTGTAGTTTGTCGCGATAAAAATTAATCCTGGCTTTGCTTGGAAATCTTCTGGTTTTAGCCAATACATATTGGCGTTTGGTATTTGAATAAAGAGTTGTCTTACATCAGGGTCAGTAACCCCTAGACGTTCCAAAATATTCAGAAGGTTTGCGGCTACTCTTAGTGTTGATGATTCAACTTGTAGCGGATGCATACGTCCTATTGAGTCTGCTGGAGTTGCTGGTGCGTGTATACCAAACCACACATCACCAATTAAGTAACGAACATCACCAGCTAGGAATAATAAACCACAAGCACTTGCACACATAGTTTTACCTACCATGCCTGAGTCTTCTGTTGCTATCAATCCTGGTTGATAAACGTTTTTGCCGTTTTCATTGTATACTGGTGTATCACGAACAACTGTTACAACGTCTCGTAGTTTTAGGTGTGCTGCTAGACATGAACCGTCTGCTAAACTTCCGCCCGGACTTTCAAGTATTACTGTAAACTGTTGTGGTAGTAATGGAACAATCTTTTCACAATCGCCCTCTTTAACTGGACCTGTAAGAGTATAAAGATTATCGTCAATTTGCTTAAACTCTAACCCGGGTTCATCTTCTGCTGCTGTATCTTCAACTGGATTGTTTGCCTCATCGTACATTGCACTAAATGAGTTATAAGACATCTGTAATTGATTACCTGCTAGTAGTACTATTATAATTACTAAAAATAAAACTTTTGGATTCTTAAAGAGATCTCTGATTACTCTAAACAACCATACACCCTCTAGTTGTGTATAGAGAAAACTTAAAACATTTGATATCGTCTGCATCATTGATCTCCTGCTATTATATTAGCATATAAAGTATTTAGTATTTAATCTTAATTTGTTACTTCTTCTTCAGGCTCTTGTAGCTGTTGCGCAGCAATCATTGCTTCGTACTCAGCCTTCGTCATGCATTGTGATCTTGAATAAACCATCCATTCTATATCAATCTGCATCTGCCCACCTTCTATCATAGTAGCGTGTGCTTGACAATCTTCTAACGATTGATAAGGCAATGTCATTACTACTGGCTGACCTAGTTGAACATTGAACACCGAAACTATGAAATAAACCATTATTAGTACTGCATTGTATTCCATTTTATTCTCCTTTAAGATTTTCTGCATCTGGTGGAATGAAGTCATATACTACATATTCTCCACCTTCAGTTTGTCCTTGCCCTTTTTGTGCTGAGCCTATTTGTTGTCCCACGCCATCTTCCGCACCAACTTCTGCTTCTTCCATGGCTTCCCTATTTTGTTCAGTATTAGCTATAGTATATGCTCTTGGTTTGTCGCTTGCTGGCGGAACAGCCCATACATATATCCATTCTCTATCTAAACTTTCCAAGTGTGTGATATAAAAACTGTCATCTGGAATAGTTGTATTGACAGGGTATCCCAGTAAATTCTGTATTGTGGTATAGCTTGTAATAACACTTATTAATGTCAATGGGATAATAATAAATGTAATTAAAAAATTCTTATAGTTTCTAACTGCTACCCAAAGAACTACTAATGATAAAAATAGTAATGAAACTAGAATTGGTAATAAATCGACGGTGTATATCATGGAATCTGTACGGCTCCTTGCCCTGCTTGTGCTGGTAGTATAATTGGATTAGATGTACGACGAGTACCCAATCCACCACTTACAAATGTGTCATCGATACTGGTAGGAACCATTCTGCCGCGTGTAATAATACTTTCCTTTGGAAATCTAAAGTTACTCGCAACACCATCTTCGTCCAGATCGAATTCCAATATAGGAATTTGTTGTCCTTTGCGCTGGTATCTATGTTGTGATGAATAAACTTCTTGATATGGGTTCACACGTAGTAGTTGAAATGAAAGTGGAGAATCCAATGGGTTTGTTTCGTCAAGATTTATCCAACGTTTATTTTCTTCATCGTATTCAACACGTGATACTCCGTTATATACGTGTGCGAAAACCGTATATGTGCCTGGAATAATACCACGCATTGTTGTAACTTCACGGTTAATTTTGATTACCGTTACTTCGCCAGTTGGACTTGTAAATGTATCGTTTGATGTTCCAAGATCATCTTTCTCTAAATTTAATAATCCGCCCTCTTTGCGAGTAAAGCTAACAGTGATACCATTTGGATCACGAACCCATAGGTCAATATCATCTGCTGATTCAGAATCCCATTCAATGATAAAAATATATTCTGCCTTTGTTGGAATGTCTGCTTTTTTTGTTGGTGGATTGATTAGAATAAAAGCAATAACAAATAGGAATACAAATCCAACAACTAGGTTAAACAACAAGTCATTAAATGCAGTGCTGCTACCATATTGTCTACGTGCCATTATGCTTTTCCAGACTCTAAATTAACCAGTTGAATTTTTAATGTCTGACTGCATACTAGTCCAACAAGTGTTGTGTATAGTGCTGTACTCATACCTAGCGCCATGCCAGTTAGTGCTGCTTTTAATGTTTCTGGATTGCTTGCGTCAATGTTTGCAAAACTGCCACCCAACATTAAAATAAAACCTGCAACTGTACCAATCATACCAAGTGTAAGCATAGTATCACTTATAAACCATGCAACGTCCAGTCTCTCTGAAATGGATTTATTTTTTGAATTATCGTATGACAGCTTGCCTACAAACAAACTTGATATAATGTATAATCCAACAATCAAAACACTTAGCTTAGTTGTATCTTTCGTATAAATTTCCCAAGTCCATCCAAAGATGTGTGCTACATAACCAACAACTAACGATAAACAAAATATTAACCACCATTTCAAAACTTTTGACATCGTGATACCTCCCCGAACTATCTAATAGTATTTAGTAATTGATGCAAAAAAGGCAGAGTATGAAACCCTGCCTTGTTGCAATATTAAGTATAGTTTTGTAATAGAATTTTAAGCTAAGGCACGTGCTACTTCCACCATCGTTGCGCTAAAATTGATCTCAACGTCTGCAACTTGTGTGTGCTTAACAAGCCCGTTACGGATAGCTAACACGCATTCATCGTATTGATTATCATTGCTTGTATAGAGATCTAAGTTGCGATACAACCAAGTATAAATTTCTTCATACTCATTTGACTGTGCGTTTTTAATCAAAAACTCACGTGCTTCTTTGATCTTACCAGCTTTAAAAAGTTCTACCATCCTAGTACGCCACTCTGCTGTGTCAGCGCTAGTATCTTCCGCAGCTTGAAGCACGCCATCAATTGTGTTCATCTGTACAGTGTTGATTGTTTTGCGCAGGTCGGGATAGTAGGTGCGTACTAGTGCGTCGATGGTTTCCAGTTCAAACTGTGCGCCCTCATTGATAAGGATCTCTGCAACACGTGCAGTAAAGTCTACTTGATCCTGTTTGGTAATCTCAAATCCCTGACAACGACTGTGGATCGCTGGGATAATACGGTTAGGGTAATTACAAGTAAGAATGAAACGCACACTTGTATGATATTGTTCCATCATACCACGCAAAATTGCCTGTGCGTTTGGGGTCATATAGTCCGCCTCGTCTAGCAGCACAACCTTAAACTCACCCCAAGGCATAGTTTCACAGAACGATGTGATCTTCTGTCGCATAGTGTCTACGTTGTTGTCACGACTTGCGTTGATGTAAAGCACATCAGCACTTTGTACATCCAAGTCATTGATCAACACTTTTGCCAATGTTGTTTTACCTGTGCCAGCACTACCGCTGAATAGTAGATGCGGAATACTGCCATCCTGCACCCACTGTTCTACTTGTTTACGTTGTGATGCGTTTTTAAACACATATTCACTTACTGTCTTGGGACGATACTTTTCTACCCAAAGTTCTTTAGCCATGTTATCCTCATATTTTCAGTTAGTATAACACTGTTTAATTGATATGTCTACTTAAAATTGGTAATAATATTTCTTCGCCAAATTTTCGGTTATACTTTACCTTGGGGTGGTGTTCATCCATAAACGGATAATCGTTTTTTAAACACCACTCAACTAAACACTCATCTGTGTATGCAATATTATTATTTTTAAAATGTTCAGTAAACCTATGCCAGGTTTTTTCTTTTAATGCCCCTGTCCAACCACGAAATACAATTACTGTTCCTCCAGCCTTTTTAATCATCAGCAAGGTGAATAACAATCGTTGCAACTCAATATATGGATCATTGAGATTACCAAAAAATTTACTTGTTTCTGTTTTTTTAGATTTTAAATCTGCTACTACTAATGGATGGTTTTGTATTAAAATATATCTTTGATTATCATCTATTGGATTGATGCTTTTTTTAAAACTGCCAACTTCAGTAAATTTAGAGTATTCGTCTTCATCTCTGAATAGATGCGGTAGTTTATTATAACTATCTTGTCCTTCTACTCCCCATGGACGAAGATCGCCAGTCAACCCGAATACAAATATATCTCCAGTATCCACCCCATACCTAATTATATGGTCTTCCAGAAGATATAGCTGTATCCCGTTTGAACCCCCGCCCATTCCATAATGGTAGTGATTATACGAGCTGTCAAGGAAATCTTTAACCGTACTTGGCCATCCATCAGATGGAGACAAACTACACCCTGCTGTGACAATTTTATTCATGATCAGCAAAATAATACTATGTATTAAGATACTGTTTCAGAAACTTCTAGACCAGCGTCAGCGTATATTGATACGTTGATATCACCTACTGCCTTATATGCATTCCAACCTTCGGCTGTCCATTCACGGGTAATTACAAGTTCGCCATTTACTAAATCATATAATGTAGTTATGTTGTACTGTTGCAATAATTCATTGATTAATGATAGTCTACCAAATGGAGTAGCCACGGTAACTGCCTGCCTTGCCGTGTGTACATCATTCCAAGATTCTACCATATTTTTTATTCTAATAACATGTGTTTTCATTATATTTCTCCTATATATAATAAATTAATACTTTATAACATATTTATCTAGTTAGTAAGTTTCAACAACGTGATCCGCAATACCATGCTGTACTGCTTCTTCTGGTGTTAGCCAGTGATCAGTCTTTGGTGCCAGCAAATGCTTGCGAATGTACTTTTCATTCTTACCAGTACATTTGATATAATGCTCTAGCAGCTTTTGGTTAGTCCAGTCCATGTGCTTGCGGCTTTCAACCATGTCGTGATATTGACCACGTGTGCCGCCACTGAATTCGTGACTCATGACCGCAGTATTCTGCGTTAGATAGCGATGACCTTTTTCGCCGCCCATCATAAGCATAACGCCACAACTTGCAATCGATCCCATGCCATAGGTGTATACTGGAATACGACTTTGCTTGATAATATCAATTAGATGCATACAACTGTCAACATACCCGCCTGGGCTGTTGATGTATAAGTGAATAATTTCAGGTGCTTTATCTTTTGGCATTAGATTATATTCCATAATCATTTTAACTAAAGGCATACAGTTTTCTTGATTGAATTCTTTATCCATAAACAATACGCCGTTATCGCGTAGGTGTTCACCAGGCTGTTTTGGTGGGCTTGGTGGCATCATTGGTGGTGGAGGTGGCGGTGGCATGGGCGCTTCTTTCGGTTCTGGAATAACATTTTTCATTTATTATATTTCTTTCTTACTAATTACTCGATAGGGTTAGTATCGCTTACCCCTAGTATTTCTTTATTGTCCAATAGCCAAACTTTACTGTCGTCTGATAGAGTAATGCCATTACTCCAACGACCGTGTGCTACAAGAACATAATCACCAGGTTTTACCCAGTCAATACGTTCTCCAACACTACTTATCTGAAACCAACGTGGTCTGATAGATTCAGTACTGGCGTCTTTTTCTGCAATAAGCAACCCACTTTTAGTTGCTTTGTATTCACCGTCTGGTCTGTCAATCATAACTCCCAGAATACGGTCACCAAATGCTTTTACGTTCATATTATCCCTCGTATGGTATTTCAGCCATGCTGCCATCACTGTACTCTACTTCATAATACAGTGTGCCATTATCACGCTCACGCAGTTCACGGCTTACTTCAGTTGGGCCAGCATCTTTCTTTGCAACAGGCTCTGCTGCTTCTTCTTTAATGCTAACTTGTTCAGTAACGCCCACCACTGTGTCTTTATAGTAGGTGGCGCTGATTTTTTCTTTGCTTACTTTTACTTTGCCGCGATTGTCAATAATATCACCGCGGGCATTTAGTGGCATGTTGCTGATAGCACGAGTTTGCTCGTGTTGTGCTGCCAATGCTCCCATATTAATTTGATTGCCACGTGCGGTTGTAGCTGTTTTCATTTTAAGAACTCCTTAATGTCTAGTCCATATTTCAAACTATCAATTTTGTGAACACCCAACAAATACAATACATAGCTTGCCACGCTTGAGCCGCGGCCCACGCCTAATACAATATTATTTGCTTTGCAAACATCTACCATATATGCTAAAAAGCGTAACACAGGTAACATGCCACGTTCGTCGTATAAATCAAACTCTAGCGAAACACGTTGCTTCTTTTCTATTGTGTCGCATTGTCTAATGCATACATCATATATGGGATAGTTTTTGTATTCAGCTGGCATATTCCAGTTTTGTATACAGTGTTCTACAAAATTGTCACCAGTGTATTCAGTTTGTGGTGTGATGCTATCGTCAACATCATACGCTTTACACCAGTTATTGTATATATTTATCGGGTCAATATCTTCAAATATTGCGGCGTCAATGTCTGTATCACTCAACCAAGCAGTGACGACATCATTCTCCGTCAATATCATCTGATTGTTCTGATTCGATCTCGCCAATGTCCAATCCACCGCTATGCTTGGGTTCGTTTTTTTCTGTAGCATCTGATACATATTGATTAATTTTTTCCTGCTTGTGCGATCTGATAATTGATAGATAACCGTTCAGTTGCTCAATAACTTGATTGCTCATTCCCGCACTGTTGGCGGCTAGTACTTTTTTAAGAACCATCTTTTCAAACTCAATACTTTCTTCCATACTAAGATTTTCAAGTGGCTTGTCGTTAAATTGCAGCATTAAAGGTCGCCTTCTTGCCTGTTTTCACTGTAATAAACATCAAAGCTACCACCTGGATAACGTGCTTCTAATTTGCGTACATTTTCCGCAATAACATCGTTAGGATCTTCACCAATCGCACGACATGCATTTACAAAATACCAAGCAATGTCTCCCAGTTCACGCTTCATGTGAAACACTGTTTCGTCATTCATGGGCTTACCCTGGAAGATACACTTTTTAATGATCTCATTAAATTCACCACCTTCACTAGCTAGCCCAGTACCGCCTGTCATTAGCAATGCAATATTTACTGTTTCATTTAGCTCGCGCAGTCGTACAATGAGTGTTTCCAAATCATTGCTTGCATCACTTGTAACTGCGGCTACAAACTCTTTATATGCATTTAAGTCTACTTGTTTTGTCATTCTATTCCTCTTGATAATATATAGTATATTATAGTATTATAATGCAGTCAACTTTTAAATTATTCTGGAATTTGAAAACTGTCCTGGTTGGCTGACACTTTGTCCATGTCAAAGTTAACACTTTCACCACACCCGCATCCTGCTGATGCTTGCGGATTGTTGATCTCTAGCGTAGTGCCAAACACACCTTTGTTAAGTGTAAGTTCCATGCCGAATAAGAACATGAGACTGTAACCATCCAACACAAAAGTGCCACCATTGCCCAAAGTAATAACTTCGTCTGCCATTTCATCAATCTGTTCCTCTGTAATCAAATCCCATACATATTTGAAGCCAGCACACCCGCCACCAGCAACGCTTAGTTTAGGTAGCTTGCCTTCACTATCTTGAATAGCTTTTAAATGTGTCTCTGCTTCTGGACTAATTTTAATCATCGCAATACATCCTCCCCGCACACTAGGTGCATATTTTCTAATTCTACACTATTTAAGTATTTTAAGTTAATAACTGCTGTTCCGCCAACTACTTTGGCACCAGTTTGTTCTACAAGACGTTTAGTTGCCAGCATACTTCCACCAGTGGCAATTAAGTCATCAGCAATAAGAACACGGCTAGTATGCCCTAAGATGCCCTCTTGTAGCGTTAGTGCGTCAGTGCTGTATTCAGTGTAATAACTTTCAGTTAACAGCTTTCCAGGATACTTGCTGCCAGCTTTGCGCACCATTACAAATGGTTTCAGCATTTCACTAGCTAGTGCTTGACCCACAACAAAGCCGCGGCTCTCAATACCCACGATGTGTGTAACGTGTTCAAACACACTGCCGTATTCCATAGCACTGGCTATTTGTTCTACGATACATCCCCACATTTCGCTGGCAAACAGACTGTTCATGTCGTAAAAGTTTACGCCTGCCACTGGATAGTCAGGCACTGTTCTAATATACTTCGTTGGTTGATATTTATGTTTCATTTTAATTCTGCCAATATTTGTAAGGTCTTTCCGCTTTGTATAAACTGCTGGATATTAGAGGGTGACCGTGTCCTATTTCTATACCCAATTCTTGAAGCCAGGTATTCCATAATCTATGTGCATCCCACCGACCTGGATGATTTTTAATTATAGTTCTTTCCATTGACTTTGCTATAGGTGCTGAATATATTTTTTGTAAAGCCACTGGTTTTAACGCAAAGGCACAATCATGCATTGCTAGTGAATTTCCTGGTGATGCTACGTATACCCCTACGTGTTGTTGCATCCCAGTCTTAACAGTCAACAAATAATCTATATGCTCCCAAAATCTGTCAATGTTCTTTGGCATTACCGTGTGATCCCATCTCCATCTGATGCATATGTCATAATTAGATACATCAACATCTTTAAATGAATTATAAAAAGACCAAAACTGTCCATAAGACACATCTATTCTATCGTGACACCACTTAGCAAATGCTCCTGTTTCTGTATCTTCTACTATTTCAATAAACCTTGGATCATCTGTGCGGTTAAATGGTATGGCGTTGAAAATATTTCGTCTTGCAAAAGTTTCCCAGATCTCATTCTGGTCTGTCTTTATAAATCTTTTTAATTTATATTCGCTCTTTGGAGAATCACACCTTGTCCATGTGTGTCCATAAAAATCACATTCATGTCCTGTCGTAAACTCATCCATATGATCCCAAAATTGTTCATAAACTCCAGGATCGTTGTGGTTACGGGTTTCTCCACTTATACTAATTGCTACTTTCATCTATTGTCTCCACATGAATTCCACGTACCCATTCGTACCATTCCATGGCACGTTTTTTTGCTTCTACGTGTTCTGGGTCTCTTGCCCAGTCTGCTACATCTTCTTTACTGCGCCAAGTGCTAACAGTAATTTCAACATCGCCAATTTCTTCGCTCTCAATGCTGATAAATCCAGGATGATTTGTTCCTAGTTCACGAATACGTTTACTCATGTCCTTGTATTCGCTATTGAGGTCTTTGACTTTGGCGATGAAGAAAACTTTTACAGCCAATGCAGATGCTCCAATGCTTCGTAGCCAAACCATAGTGCAAGTGCCAAGTATGCCCAGTGTCCAAATTCAAACACATAGCGGTTTACACTCTTAACATCACGTCCCACAAAGAAAGCAATTACTGCAACAACTGCGGCTAAGCCTGCTGCTAGCCAGCTTGAGTTTTCGTTTAGTAACAACGCACTAAAGATCTCAAAACTTTCACGTGCATACACTGTTAGCACTGTTACAAAGATTACGATCTCTTTGCCAATGTGTTTAATTTCATTAACATGCTCCTCCACGTGTGCTGCCATGTCCTTGCCACGGAAGAACAGATAGAGCAACATAGCACTAAGGATAGCATATCCCAGCCACTCATAATCTTCAATAACTTCATGCAACACTACACTTGCAACGTAGCCAGCCGCTAGACCAATCGCCCCGTATAGATATAGACGCATTGGATTAGACAGTCTAGTTAGTAGTAGAGTAATAAGTGCAATCTCTAGACACTCAATTAGTGTAATTGTAAAACTTGCTAGCATGATTAATCTCCCTGTCCTGGCGCTTCGCTTAGGTGTTCTAGTTTACTGCCACCCGTATATCCTTTCGCTGGGTTCCAGGAGTCAGCATCTGGTAGTGAATTACGCTGTTGTGTAATCACTGGCCACATGGCGCTGTACTTAGCATTAAACTCAACCCAGCGTTTACCTTCTTCACCAGTATCTGGAAGGATGGCATCTGCAGGACATTCTGGTTCACAGACCCCGCAGTCAATACATTCATCAGGGTTGATTACTAGTGTATTCTCCCCTTCATAAAAACAGTCAACGGGGCAGACAGCCACGCAGTCCGTATACTTACATTTAATACAAGCATCTGTTACTACAAATGTCATTTAATTATTTCCTTCTATTTGTGTACATATTTTGTGTGCAATCCACCGGTGAAAATTTTCATCTCTATGATCACAATCACATAGATGCATCACCTTGCCATCATTTTCGTCTCTATGAGCTATCGCTGCTCCCCATTGCATATCTTTTACCATATATTTTTTTATATCCATTGTTTGATCATATGCGTCTAGTAATGTAGTATAATGATCACTAGATTTAACTGGCACCCAATCCCAACAAAACCAAAGACACTCTATATCACGTGCTTTCAATAATGTGATCATAGTTTGTATAAATCCCCAATCATCTATATAGTGTATATCTTGTCCAAAATACATTTCCATCATCATGTCTTTGTACTCGTTTATTCTTTTAATAAACAATGGAGGTATATCTTCATCAGTTTCCCAATATCCAGGCGCAACTAGTGTACTCTTAAGTTTTCTATTAAAAATTTCAGTATCATGTGGAATACCTAGCCGCCATATATAATGATGATTGCTCGATCGTACTCTAGCTACACCAGGGTAGTAACCTGAAAATGTATCTTGACTATGTTTTGATACACTTAGATCTGAAATTTTAGGAAGTGTCTCATTTTCCGAATAAGGTGGACCGCCCGCTATATCTGAAGACATACGAATAACAAGTTCACCTAATCTGATTTCCAAAAATACACGTTTACATAGTTTAGACTTTGGCAACTTGAGAAAGTCAATTATTTGTGATAGTATAACAGTATTTACATTGCCTTCAAGTGCGAAATTTACCACTGGCATACCTAGATATTTTCCAACAATATTAATCCATATGTCATGATTTGCAACCACTTTTTGATCAATGTTATTTTTGAGACATGCGCCATACGTATGGCTAGTACCAAAGACTGCAATGAAATCAGTGTCTGGTAGTGAATCATTTAACTGTTTCATGAAATCATCATTATCAATAAAACTGTCAGGCATTACACTATTTCCTTGATATTATTAATAATGTTATCAGCAACAAATCTGTGCATACCCTCATTCTGGTGACCGCACTCGCAATTAAAATCTGAAAATTTAACATCAGGTGGCAGTGACTTAACAAAGTGTTTATGTGCTGACCCTGCCAACGAAACAACCTCTGTATCAAAAACATCAGTTGTTTGTTTAAATGCACTTTTTACAACTTTGTATTCTTCAGTAGGGTCTTCAAACTGTGCGTGTTCATCCCAACAAAACCAATTGAAACCGATGTTATGGGCTCGGCATAACGCACTCATAGTTCTAATATGATTGTAGTCTTTAACAAACGGTAACATAGAAACATTTTCGTAGTTTGAAAAACTATGTAGGATATCCATTACAATATCGTGCATCGCACCAACCGCTGGTTGGTTAACATCCAATACCATGGATTGGAGAAGTTGCATTTGTTCCTTCTTTTTTAATTTTAGAAAAGAAGTAGTAAGTCGTGATAACAATTTGTCTGCAACTGTAATGTGTCCCACTAACCCGCCATCAGAGTCTCTGGCCTCTAACTTTGGACCAAAATAGCTGTTTGTTAGTTGTGGTACGAATTCAGCACGTCTTAATATTTCAAGGTTTCCAAAAAGATCCCTGCCAAATCGTGTTGTCCCCTCAGCTACCCGCAATTCACAAATAATATGCTTGCATCTCTCTAATACCCCTGGCATATCCAAGAAGTCTATTAGTTGTTGAATGATTGTTTCATTATCATTACCAGGATTACTTGCATTAACAACTTCCAGATTTAATTCACTTCCAACTATAGATGCCCAGATATCTTCATGTGCTATTGCTTCACTATCGCCACGCTTGCAAATGCCACTGGTGTGACTAGTACCAAAGACTGCAATAAAGTTTCCGTCTGGCAGAAATTCTGCCAGATCAGATAACTTTTCTTCACGTGTTTTGAATTTTAGTCTCATTCAAACAAATCTTCGTTCCATTCACGATGGCCTTCTCTATAAGCCATGTTAGCCTGTGTTTCACGTACTTCCACACGGAAACACCACAAACGTTCTGCCTCAGCTTGTCCAAATGCTTCTGGAATAAACACCCCGTTTACATACTTGTAAAGCTGGTCTGCCAATCCTTCACAGCCTAGCTTGGGTAGAATGGTCAGTTTTGCTAGTTTTCGTGCTTGTAGTTCTTTATAAATATCCAAGTGCGGATCATCTTCTGCTACTAGCAATGTGTGATCAAATTGATCTTCAAGTGTTTTCTTTAGTGGTTTTAGGCCGCCGTAGTCAGCTACCCAGTTGCGAACATCTAGTTGGTTTGTACCAAAGTAAAACTTCATACTAAATGCATAGCCATGGATTGTATTACAGTGTGAATCTGCTCGCCATTGTCTATACGCACATGGAAAAGCATCAACATACTCTTTTGTACTCACATACTTGTAAGTTACTGGTTGTACTGATGTCATTATATTACCTCTTGACAGGAGCGGAATATTTATAGAGGGTCGATCCGTTTGCAGTCCTCTTAGTAGCATAATACGATAAATGCGCTGCTTTGTCAAGCATAAGTATTTATATAGAGTTATATGAGGATAACATGGAAGAAGTAACAGCCCAGAGCATATTTCAATTTGGCAATCAAATACGCATTAGTAAGACTGTCAACACAACTAGATTACTTAATGATCTAAAACAGTTTGACGACAAATGGTATCAATACAATGAGTTTAAACATTGGATACCTCGCCAAGGATTGTGTATACTTAACGAAGATGGCGTCAACAAACCTGGCCCAGCTATTAGTAGTCTATTAGAGTGGAATAACACACACGGAACAAACTGGAATGAGAGTGACTTTGTTGTTCCTACCCCAGTATACCATGCGTGTACAGACTTACAAGAATTACTTGATCCTATACTTCCATGGATAAATCGTACACATATTCTAAGGGTTCCTCCTGGCGGATATTTTCCACCTCATCGCGATAGTCAAAAAGCAACCCAAAAAACATTTAGGCTTATTATGCCACTAGCAAATACAGAAGCACCATGGTTCCGCTTTATGATTGAGGATAAAACATTAAATTGGAATAATGGTAGCCTATATGCTATTAACACAACTCTTGAACATACCCTTTTCAATGCGTTTACTAATCCAGATAGACATAGTTTATGGTTAGTTATTAATGCTGAAATTTGCTGGGATATGTATGCATATGTGTCCAGTAACTTATCTATTCAATGACAACCACAAGTCTACGGCTGTATCTCGCCATGCTTGTTTATAGTTAAGAAAATGTTCGCCTTCGCTATAACGCAAGAATTGCCAGTCTTTATCAGTTGTAATATTAGGGTGCCACTCAGTGTCTCTGTCAGAACGCTCGAACGCAGTGTGAGTAGTAAAGTCTATATCAGACGCGGTTAAAGTTATAGCATTGATAAAGGCAGCGGGATTGCGCAAGTCTATTGCCGTAGCACCTGTCGGCATCTCAAATCCAGGCTCGTTAAAATAAATGTAAATGCTACGCAACCAATCCGTTGGATTTTCCATCCACATAGCCGCATAACGTCCGCTACCAGGATGTACACGCCAGCGTTTGCGCCAAGGTTCGTGTAGTAGCTGCGGACGAAACGCTAACTTACCAGCCCTTATCTGCTGTCTTAGATAGTGTATTTTACTGGCATCTTCTAAGATGTCACGATGTTGCATAGTGTTATCAGTAACACCTGCTGCTACAAATTCATTCACTGTTTCAAAGGAGAGTTGACGAAAACTATCGTATAGGTTTGTTACGTATTGTTCAGGAGATCCAACTAGTGCATATGTGTCGTGAACAAGGAACACATGACCACCTAACTTACGATGATTTTCCATCCAGCGGTCCAATACGCCAGTGTTAATTTCCATAACTCAGGTCCTGAAAAAGTGCAGCAACATTTATATGCCACAGTGGGCCCGGATGGTTAAGATCTCTACTATAAGGATAACGTGTGTGATCTTGTTCTAGCATACTTGTATAGTATAGTTTAACATCATTAGCGGTACAATAACTTTCAACAAACAAGACATTTTTTGTATAGTTGTATTCGTCCCACAACTCATTTTGTAAGTACAAATGTGCGTTATCCCAGCTTACAAATTTTTGTGCTATCATCCCTGCTGCTTCAGCGGCAGTAACGTTTTTAAACCCAATAACATTACCAAACTCGTCAACCCATTCACGGCGTTGCGGATATGTCCAGCAAATGAATATCTCTCTTGGTTTATATGTGTTAATGTAACTAACTGCTAGTCGTGCTATCTTGTCATTGCTGCTGCCTGGTTGTCCGCAATTAGCAATGCCCATTATTCCAGGCCAGTGATGACGTTCGTCAACCCCCGTGCCAAAAGTACAACTACATCCAAATCCTGCAGGAACGCCGTGCCCTGGACTTATGCCACCGCGGTATCCCATATCATTAAAATGATAGGTGACATTGTCGGCAGTCCATCCCAGATCACGTGCTTTATTCTGATTGTGTTCCCAAATTCTGACTTCACCATCATCACGAAAATGACGCACACCAGGTGCGTCATTTCCAATGTGGAATTCAGTAAACCAATCTGATTTTATAATTTGGTCTTTATTAAGAACGTTCATATCTATAAAAAATGTGTTTACCAATCTGACCTACTTCCACCATGTCATTACTGGCTGCCCAGTATGGATCTACATATGTGGCATGGTAGTGGGTAGCGCCTTCCGCAAGCCCACGATATAGGTCAGTGTGCAGCATATTCCATGCAACTAGTTTTGCCTGCTCCCAGGCTTCACTTTCAGGAATACGATCACTTTTGCCGTCACAGTACCAACTAAATTGACATCTGTTACGAACCATGTTGCCAGCACTATCCCGTTGTCCTTGATGAATAACACCGCAGATACTGTCAGGGTAGCTGCTGTCCTCGACACGATTTAATACTGTGTTGGCAACAGCGGCCATACCAGCTAAGTTGTCAATGCTTGCTTCAAAGTAAATGTTTTGTGCTAAACAAAACTCATCACTGTAGTCATTTGGATTAGCTAAAAATCTGTTTCTAGCTTCTTCTAGTCTAGGGTCATCAGCATCGCTGACTAGTTTGACAACTTCCGTTTCAACAGTAACTATCTCTTTGAGTACTATTACTTGTTGGTCATTTATGGATGCTAACTCCATAATTTCTTGTTGTGGCGTGGGGGACGCCATACCATTTGAAATGGCCACCAATGTCGTTAGAATAATGGCATTCATTCCAAAGGCCAGGATAGTGCCTGATCTTTTGAACATACTGTCTTATCTCCGTTACTTGTAGCACGTATTTAACCATAACATGTTACAGCTTAACTGTCAAGATAATTATTCAATATTCAATAATGTTTTATAGGTGGTAACCCAGTGATCAACTTGAAAAACAGCGCCGCGTCCAGCTTCAATTATAAGTTTGGCTAGAGCGTAATCATTTCCACCCGGTTCTGTACGATCACCAAAGAATACAACTTCATCATACTTGTCAAAGTCTTTTAGAATTTGTCCCTTATCTTTGCCACGAGCCGCTATATCTATACCAGTCTCACCGCCAAGAGTCCCTTCAATATCGTATTTGTCACCAAAATAACTGTTGAATTCATCAGCTATCAGTCTGCGTTCCTGCGTACTCTTGTCATGCTCTACATAAGCATGACGTTGTTCTAGTGTAGCATTGCGCCCAAGTATACTGAAGTTTATCATACCTGGCCGCACATCAAAGTGGTTCCCAGTCTTTTGTCCCCAAGAGCTGTGGATTAGTCGTGCCTCTAAAAACTTCCAGGGTTCTTCGGGTAAGGTCCAGGGATCAGTGTAGATATTATCTTCGCCCACCCACACATCATTCCCGCCACAATTGTAGGCACGAATGGCACTGTTGTACAGATCTTCATCAATCTGCTCAACAGTTTTAGGTTTATCACTTCCAGTAACGATGTATACGTCATGCGTTTTAGCGAACGCTATCATATACTCTTTAAATTCTGGATCTATATGTTGTCTACTAGGAGTAAGTGTCCCGTCAACATCAAAAAGGTATGCTGTTTTCATATAATTATTTATTCTAGCGTTTTGAAGTAAGATACCTCCAGCATCTGTTCAATCGCATCATCTGTAGTTTTGTGAAACTCGTATAGTTCTACATAAGTTTGAAACAAGAAGTCAGTGGAGTATTCTGCTGCATCTTGTTCCGTCATTCCAATTGCTTGGATTAGTGATTCTCTACGCATGTCCATTGGTTTTGAAATCCCATTTTAACCAGTTGATCGGGGGTATATTCTTTACGCAACTGTTCGTTTGCCCATTGTGTAATTCGAGGATCGTATAGTTGCCAACTGCATTGTTGTGTTGGTTGTTTAACAGGTCTAGGAACATAAGTTTCCTGACATACTACCTGATCTTGATACCCTACAACAATTTGCTCTTGTTGTCTACTGTTACTTACAAGAGCGCCACCAATTAGCGCACCAACAAGTGTAGCACCATCATCGTGATCGCTGATCTGATTGCCAATAACACCGCCAATAATTGCACCAGCAGCAACTTCACCATCACTAGAAGGGCGATCCAGCACACCATATACAGGGGCTTGGACTGTCTGGCATTGTGTGGTAGGATACAGCACCTGTGCGGGCTGATTTTGCACACATGCGCTTACAGTGGCAACGGCAGGGATGAGTAGTAGATAACGTAGCATTTAGATCTCTCGGTTAAGTTTACGAATCAGCGCTTGTAGCACTTGAGTCCAGTAAGTATGCGCCCAAGTGCCTCTACGAGTGTTATACAACACTCGCTGCACATTGTCAATGCGTTTCTCGGTCAAACGATCCATTAGACTTTCTCCACTTCTGTAAATCCAATCATTGCGACTTTGTAGGTCTTGCCGTTCACTACCATACAGTCAAACATTGAAGTGCTACGCAGCCCGTAAGTGCGACCATTGACAACTGGGAGCGGAGCAAGAACAGTTACATCGTCGTTGGCATCAGAACCAATCTTCATACTCCACGAGCCATCAACGTTGTTGGTGTAGCGGTAAGCATATTCAAGTGCTTCGTCAATGTCCTCAGTGTGCCACACATTAACTTCTGCGACATTATCAAACCCAAGAACATTGCCAGTGTCGCGATCTTGGTTGATGTGCTGAACAGTAACTTTCATCTTCTTCTCCAGTTTTCTTAACTTACTCTTATACTCTACAGTAAGATGCCTTGGTTGTCAACAACTATCTTCACTTTTTTTGAAAAAAGTTACGATCCCATAACCATCTCAAAACCTTCGTCAGTGGCTTCAAAGTTCTCAATAAACTTGTGCCAATCACCAAGTTTCTTTGCTTGTTGGAAGCAAGATTCTGCCGCTGCCCACAGGTCACGAACACTGCCACCCATAGCAACAGCACGGACTTCAATCTCTTCCGCAGTGCCGTTCATAATCTGTTCAACAGTAGCATCTGCTGCCAAGAACCGATAGTAAACACGATATGACTTATCTTTTAAAAGTTGCATATCAACGTCAGAACATTCCCAGATGCTCCACACAGTTTCGTAACCAAGTGCGTCTTGCTGTTCGCCCCAATACTGAATGTTTTGCTCAGTGGTGCGTTCTGCGGTTACTACTCTCATTTGCGTATCCTTTTCTCTAACGCTTACAATACTAATATAAGCAATGTGTCTTGGTTTGTCAAGACCTTTTTAGAAAAAAAGTCAAAAAAAGACCCAGTATTTCTACTGGGCCTTAAAACTTAAAAAATAGTTTTTATTATGCGAATGTAACTACTACTGCTACGTCTGCTACTGCTGGTGTTGCGTCACCTTGTACTGCAACGAAGTTACCTGAAATGCCTACTACAACGTGTGTGATTTGTAGAGCTTTTACTGCTGCTTCTACAGTTGTTGCGCCTGTGTCTACTTCTAGGATGTGTGTTACGTTACCAATACCTTGGCCCGCTAGATCCCAGTTGTCATTTACTTTTTCTACCATTTTTAATTCTCCTAAAAATTTGTCTTGAGATATTCTATCTCTATAATATTATTTATCTTTTTTGTTATTTTTTCTTGATATTGAAGACCTTGTCAACCATGTCATATGCAAAGATTATAACGATAGTTACCCAGCCAATTGGGCCTGCTAGTAATAGGCAAAACATAATCTGCCAGATATTTGCGTCCTTGCCTACAGTGTACTTGCACACTTTCAAAACAGCAAAAAACCACAACAGTGATAGCACAATACTGGCCAGCCAAACAAAAAATAGTTCCATAAATCGTCTCCTCGTCTATAGTATTATTTAACAAAAAAAGGATGTGGATTTACATCCCCATCCATTCTGCGCAAGCATCCCATTTTACGTTAGTAAACAGTTGCTTTTCTACGTGCTGCATTAGAACATCACGAACATTGTGCCTAAAATATACAAGATGACTAGAAACATAGACCAGGAAAATAAAAAACTGTTGGTATTCTTATGTTTCATATCCAAGAGAAACAAAATAACTGTTGATACCCAATTATGTTTCCTCGTCATACTGAAGAAGTTCTTCTTCCCACTCGCCAGTCTGATTGTTCCAAGTACGGCGGGTCTTGATCATGCGGGCAGCAATCATTTGCTTAATGGTCACATCAATGACTGCTTCAACAACCCCTTTGCGAATACTAGCACCTTTCATGTACCCCATGCAAAACATGGCAACCCCTAGCGCAACACCGACCCAGCCATTACCTTGCAAAAAGGACAGATCCATTAGCCCACTACCTCATCAATAACACGAACCAGATCTTCAGCAAACACGCCTTCAAGACGCTGGTCATACTTAACTTCTGCTTTACGGATACGGAAGAAGTCAACGTTGTACAGGTCTTGTCCAGCATCATACTTGACATAAACATGGCCTTTCCAACGGGTCATACCGGACGTCTTAAACTTGAGACCGTCACCCATGTTAACCATGTCCTTGGTTCCCCAAGCACCAAACGCAAAACGGTCCAGCGCACGAATCTGGTCTCGGATAATAGTAGCAGTGTTCATAGCATATCTCCGTTGCTTACATATACAGTTTAGAGCAAGACATCTTACCTGTCAACCATTATTTCAGCAATACACTTCGTAATACACAAGACCGCCACCTAGCAGATCTTCGGCTTTATACATTTTAAACTGCCGTTCTGTCAGATTAAGAACAGGGCCGTTATCTGTGTAATCGTTGTCATTTTCAAATTCTTGAAACAGTTCAGTAGATCCTGTTTCGGTATCATAGCGAAATACTTTTACAGTCATAGCATATCTCCGTTGCTTACAATACTAATATAAGCAATGTGTCTTGGTTTGTCAAGAGTTATTTTGAAATTTTTTACTTAGGATACGTATTTTTACTGTATTTTTTTATAACATCTATGCTCATGACATAGGTCACCCAGTTTTCCGCAGCACTTTCTACATATGACAGGTTGTTATCAGGGTAACTTAGACTACCAACGTAACGTTTATTTTCAAAGAAGTCTATAGTAAAGATTGACAGTTGTTCACTAACTGTTACTGCACGGTCAGAGTCGTGTTTCAATCTGTATGTTTCACCAGATTTACGATCAAAGATAATGGCCTCACGCTGTTCATCATCACTGAAATATTGTGATATGACTTCACGCTTATGCATCTGGCACACTGTAGGGATCAATATGTGATATTAGCTGTCGCATATTAAACTCTAGATCAGCCAGTGATCCATTGTTATCAATAGTGAAATCAGCCATCCACTGTTCCAGGCTCATGCTGTTCTTGTTTTCTGGGGGCAAATGATCACTGCGATCAACCCAGATAGCACAGTCAAACACGCCACTGTTTTTCATAGCGTGAAATTCTTTCTTGTTACGCAAGCCGCAATAGATGTCGTGAGCCTTAAAAATCTCACGCCCTAGACGTGACGGGTCAGGTACATTATAATCGCAGATAGCATCATACCATTCTGCTCTGTGATTATGCCTGTCAGCGTAACACTGTTCTTCATCAGCGTATCCATATTTGTCCCTTAAATCGTTAAAGATAAACAGTTTCGAGCAGAAGCGACTGCTACTCTCAAAACTATATCCATAGTTATCAGCAAGCATCTCACATACAGTATCCTTGCCGTGTCGCCCGTGACCAATCACCAGCAACTTTAGTTTCATTTTAGTCATTAATTACTCAACCGTTCCATCATGCGCTGTTCTTCAGCTACTTCGCTCTCACGACGCATTTTAGCGAAAGCATAGCATCCGTAGAACGCAGATCCAATCACAATCGCTGCAAACACAACAGTAACCCCGTGTTCAGAGTTTACACGCTCTGCAACTTCCATGACAATGGCCACGGAAGCAATGTATGCAGAAAGTTTAGCAACGTTAACAAACGTGTACCATGCAGTATTGTGAGTTAGTTTAAGAATAGTGTTTCGCATATCAACCTCATTCAAATTCGCATACTACTTCCTCGTAGTATAGGCAGTCATCAACATATTCTGGATCGTAGTTGTCCAGATTGTAAATACTTTCAAGATATTGTTGGTGAGCATGGAAGTCACGTTCTGCTTCCAAATGATCCTGAAGATCACGATCCATAGTGCTACACGCTGACAGCATAGCAACAGCGACGATTACAACATACTTCATTTTATTTCCTTTGGAAAAAAGTTTCATACACAGCGGTCACTGCCACCAGTACTACAAAAAACACCGCGCATCCAACAACTGCACCCATGTTAGTTCTCCTTATATGTAGTAGGGACCGGTCCACTGGATCCGGTACCCGTCAAAAACGTTGCCACGAGCGTGGTTAGTAGCAGGGCTAGCCCAGCTAGCAGCCTTAAGGATATCACCACGCTTAAACTTGCCGCCGTCCTCCTTAACAACAAAGCCCCAAACGCTGGTGTCTTTGATAATCTTAATGTATTTGCGACCTTCTTCAACACGCATACTAGCGTTAAAATCAGCAATCATACGCTTGTTAATATCGTTAAGTTCGCTAGCGGTACCATCAATGATGACAGACCGCTTGCCGCGAGCAATAGCACTCCGCTCCGTACAATCCAAGTAGTCAGTTTTGATAGCTTCAATGAGCGTTTCAATTGCAGTGGTCATATCAGTAATTTGCATCTTTAGCGTCCTCTATGTTTCGCTGTCTACAATACTAATATAAGCAATGTGTCTTGGTTTGTCAAGTGTTTTCTTCAGATTTTTTTCTATCTGCTAACATTTTTTTCCAGTCACGACATATGAACTGTTGTCTATAGTTGTTGACTAGGTGTTCCCAGTTGTCAATTGGCGGCTGGTCTATGTATCCTATTAACCGGTTGTACTCGTGTTGGTCACATTGTAGTAGCGCATCTATATCTACACCAAGGCATGTTTTGTAATTAGTAATTTCACGTATTCTGCTGTTAGAATCACGTATATCGTGCGCAGATTCTGCCATCATATCCATTATTACATTTTCGTCTATTACTTTGCCGTTGCTGCGCTCTTGGTACATTTCTTCCCACATAAAAAGCAAGCGGTTAGCAAAAAATGGTAAAAGTTTTGCATCACGTTTGATGTAAGGATATAAGAACCCACTGGCATGTGAAGTTACTTCATTCAATACGTCTGATTCACGTTCCCATCTTTCCCATGATAGATCATGATCAGGCAATACTTTTATACAGTTGTGTGTTGCATTGTGGTTATTACTTTCAGGTTCTGACCAATTCTTTATGTAATCATCGAACGTCATTGGTTCATCTTGTGACCCATCTTCTGTGTCTTTAGTGAAACACCAAGTAGCACCATCACATCCAAGATCTGTTATTACTCCGTGTGTCTTTAACTGTTGATACCTGTATTTTGGAAAATCGTTGTGTTGATTCACAAACCACGTTAACCACGTTCCTGCTAACCCTGCACTATATAAACAATAATAATGTTTCATGTGTTACTTATCCAAAACTAAAAAGATCGTTGAAAGTGTTCTTTGCAATACTAGAGCTCAAATCCCACTCTAGCACACCAATAAGGTTGCCAATCTTGCTGGTAATAATTGCATCTTCCATTGCTTCATCATCAAAAGGCAGTTCTTTAAACCAGTCTGGGATACGCTTTTCGTCTGTTGGATATCCAATGCTCGTAATGTTCATTGGATTCTTTTTCAGCTTACAAACAATAGTTTTCATACCATCTGTAATGTCAATACTGTAAGCATCGCTGTTCATCTTCTTTAAGCGATTCCAGTTGATAGCTGCTAGTGCGTGTCCAACACCACACTTGCCAGTCTTCTCAAAGTTCTTTGTATGATTCGTTAGGTTGTTAACACGCTTTGGCGTGCCTTTCTCCCAACTTGGTTTTGCACGAAACTCCTTGCGGAATTCAACAATACGATCAATAACCTCGGACTCACCACTGCCTGTCAATACCATTAGTAGTATTTCGCTTAAGAAGTCCTGCATATACCCTGGGGTATCACTACGCTTGAGGTCAAGTCCCATAGCTTTAATCTTACCAGGCTTACCGTTAACATCTTCACGCTTACCTTCCAAATCGTATACCAGCAGTGCATAACGTTTTTTAGTAATAAAGATACCTGCTGCTCCTACTACTTCACGACCTGCTGCAATAATTTCACCCAGTTCCATTGTTGTATGGAACGCACGATTCATGAAGTTAGGGAAACTGGTGTTGACTTCCTCACTGACTGCATCGTAATACTGAATAACAGTTTCTTTGTCCCACTTGATCTCACCGGCATCAATTTGCCCCTTTAGTATAGGATATGCACTAAAGTATGTTGAGTCAGTATCGCCGTAAACAATAGCTTTGCCACGATGATCATACTCGCCAGCAATAACACGATTAAGTTCTGCTGCCATGTGACGTGCAATACACCGTCCTGTTAGTGTTGTACTTTGTCCTAGACGAGGATCGTTAAAACGACTGCCAGGATTCAGCAACGCACCATACAAACTGTTCAAGTTAATCTTTTTAACTAGCTGTCGTTTGTCCCAGAATGCAAACTGCTCATCGTCTACGCCTTTGAAACTTTTTGCTTTCTTTTGTAGGTCTTTACGTTCAGCATACCAGCGTTCCAGTAGTCCAGGAATAATACCTTTTTTCTCATAGGTAAAGATAGTACCATTGGCACTGATAATCCAGGGCTGTCCGCTGTTAAAGATTAGTTCATAAATCTCAGCACCTGTTAGCTCGTAACTTTCGCCATTCTCAAAGTCAAGATGCAATCTCTCTACCTTGTCACGGTTCATGACGAGTTCATATTCTTCTGTCGCAAAACGGCCTTCCCAGTAACGTGCTACTGGGCTTTCCTTGTGTTTATTGAAACTCTCGTCAATGCCTGGCGCAGTAAAGATATGCCGCACCTGACCTACGATGGTTTCTGTACTCATATTACACGCCCGCAAGATACTGGGGTACAGACTGTTTAAGTCAACACTGCCCAAGTCACGATGCTTACCTTTCATAGGATCAGCAACATAAGCGCCAGCTGCCTGCACGTTGCGTGTATAGTTTTTCTGAAAGTTATTTTCGCTACGATCTTTATCTGGTACAATAAGCCCACGCTGATGTGCTTCGTTAACAATAGCTTGGTCAGTTTGTGCAACAGCGCCCATAGTTGTTTGTAGTAGCACTGTGTTGGAATGTGCTAGCACGTTTGCAAGGTCAATAAACTGTAGCTTCTTGTCCAGCTTTACCAGTAGATCAACGTCCTGTCTATTATAAGCAATAAACTTTTCATAGTCATTGTTGTATAGCTGATCAAGTGTACCTTCGTATTCAATTTTACGTTCATCAAGTTCATATTCACCAATGGCATCCAAACTATAGCTGTGCATTTCGTGATATGTATACTTGCGATACAGTTCTAGATAGTCCAAATGTACACGGCCCATGAGTTCATATGTGCCACTTTCTTTACCGAACTTTGTAACTATTTTTGGCTTTGGAAACTTATCCCACAGGCATAGCTGCCGTGTGTGACTTTTACTTAGTACACGCTGAATACGGTTAACAATGTATGGAATATCAAAGCCTTCACTGTTCCAACCGCTGAGTACGACAGCATCGTCAATTAATGAAATAAACGATTCAAGTAGTTCGGCCTCAGTATCAAACAGAATTGTGTCGTCAAACTTATCAACAATAGCCTGTGCTGCTTCTTTGGTGAGTGTTTTGGGCTTGATAGTTAAACATACTGTGCGCTTTAGCCAGCTTAGATGTACTGCAATAGCAGTAACGGCATTGAAAGGATCTTCTGGATTGGCGAAACCCAAATCCTTGTTAAAGTCAACCTCAATGTCGAAAAATGCTAGTTGTAGTTCTGGGGCTTCCACATCCATATAGTTGTCAGCCAAACAGCGGAACACTGGATTGATATCACTCTCAAATAACTTTTTGTGTCCGTGGATTTTCTTTTCAGCTTGAAACTTCTTGCCAGTATTGCATACTACACGCTCTAGCTTGTCACCAAAAATGCTGGTAAACTTACCGCGTGGATCAGGGTAATAAAACGTGTAACGTGCAGGATATTCGCGATATTCGCGCCTGCCGTTTACACGTTCTACGATGTGAATTTTGTCAGCTTCCCTATCAAGAAAGCCGTCTACGTAACTCATAAATTTTCCTTATTTTTTATAATATAACACGTCACTACAGATATGTCTATTATAATATGTTATCGTCATCTGGAAGTTGGTATTTGGGTTCAATTTGTGATTCGGGATCCGTCACACGTTTGAAGTCTTTTAAAACATTTATCCAGAAATCAGGGCTGCGTGACCAAATTCCTAAAAATCCATTAGCATTTGGGTTTTCAAATTGTACATATTCTCTACAATCATACACTAGCCATTCTCCCTGGACTGCTTTTCTCATCTGATTTATTCTGATGCCATCGTATCCTTTACGGGCTATACGTTCTTGAAGAAGAACTCCCCCTGGTAGTAGTAGTGGACTCCAAGACTCTTTAAATTTGTGGTGTGCTATTCCGTCTTGTTTACCATCATTGATGAAAAAAATTTGTTTTCCATAAATTTCTAGATATTGATTAGCAACGTCCATTTCATAAGCATTTTTATTATAATAAAGGTCAATATTGCAAATCTCTTTCATAGGTAATCTGTGCAAATTATATACCCCGTTCATAGCATTTGTAAATTGCTTTGTATAACTGTCGTTTTCATCGCATAGCTGTATGCTTGGACTTGCAATATCAATACCAACAATTTTTTTACCTGGAAATGTTCTTGCCCACGCTAGTTGGCATGATGCATTGCCTATACCTATTTCAGTAATAACATCAATCTTATCACCTAACTCGTTAAAGATAACATCATAGATCTGGCCCCATCCTCTTTGAATTTTAGGATGCTTGCAGCCAAATTTTTCTTGGTGATAGTTGTCTATTGAAAAAATAGGATTTAATATCATTTAATGATTACGGCCCACTGACGCAAGGATACTTTCAAGCTCTTCGAATTCTTCACGATTCTTGTCGAATTCTGCTTTATGTGCAATAGCGATAGCTTTATTAAGAACTTTTGGACTAATGCCAAGCTCTTCTGCGATAGACTTGACAGTATCGCGCAGTCCTTCGTTTAGTGTTTTAACTTCTTCTTTAACTTGGATACCTTCAGTAACCAGTCGTTTTAGCTTATTAATATCAGAATCTGAAAATTGTGTCATATATAATCTCCGGTACAATCTGTAGTCAGTATACTAACTTCTAATACTATACAATGATGTGTATCAAAAGTCAACAACTTTAGTAGTCCAGAATCCATCAGTCAATGTCATTGAACTATACTCACCATTATATTTTGAGACGGCGGCGTGTAAATTGTCATAATTTTTGATCAGATCTTTTTTACTGTAGAAAGATTTTTTTGTTACCACATCAAAACTATCATTTATATCAAATTTAAATCTGTCATCTAATGATAGCTTTAAACTTTCCCAGATGCCCTTGATTGTTTTAGGAAGATTTTCATATAGAACATAATCATCTACAGATAAATTTAAATGATTTCTCAACATCTCACAATGGGAAAAGATATAACCGTCAAAAAACTTTAAAAACTCCGCCTCGTCGATTTCATAAGATATAGATTTGATAGATTCTATGACCTGTTCCTCTGACATGTCTGGTATTGCTGAATTTAGAACGGTTAAGAATTTTTCAGGTCCTTCTATATTTGCTTTTGTAAGTATCATATTACTCAACGTTGAATCAAATATGTTGGCTCTAAATATCTTTATGTTGTACGTTTCTACAGATAATAGCTTTTCATACGACTCTGGAACATATTTTTTGAGATCAGACAAGTGTCCATAGTGTGTTTTGATTACCAAATGGCCAGTTGTGCCCAACTCTATTGCTTCATCTATTTTCAATGACAAATTTTTAATAAATTCAGGATTACCTCTATCCTGTTTACTAAATATCCAAGGTTCATCCCATCTATCTAAAAATGTATCTCGCTTAACTAACATATCACATTTGTTTATTCCGGAAAAAACTGACTGATACAATACAGTGGTTCCAGTTCTAGGCAAACCTATAATATTAATGATCATAATGAATGCCTAACGGCCCTGCCCTCTATATGCTTTGAAGCTACGCTTTTTGCTCTTATTCATTGAACTAAATTTTAGTGAGCTGTTTGTGTTACCCTGGCTCGTGCCTTTGTGTAGTGCAGCTTTACGCTTTGTTGCTGCTCCGCCTGATATTTTTGCCATAATATTATTCCTTTGTTATCTTCCTTCTAGGAAAGATTTAGCGCCTTCCCAGAAGCTATTGTGCGCTGTTCCTATTCCGCTCATTATTCTTTGCCAGTCAGCTTGTGTTCTATTGGGCATTTTAAGTGCCGCATAGCGGAAGCCTGCCTTGTGACCGCCACAGTCTTTTGTACATGGATAACCTTTAAACATTAATCCAACGGCTTCATTGACACAATCGTCACAGCAAGAAGTAATTTCACTAATTTTCATATTACCAGGCCCTGCAACTCCAGTAACGTGCTTTGGTCTTTGGTCCAGGATTGTCACAGTTGTGTCTCGCACGGAAACTCTTGCGGCGTGCTGGATTTGATTTTTTAATACGCATGTCAGGATCACCGAAGTTAACTTTAACTACGTTGCCCTTTTCATTCTTTACGTATACTTTGAATTTCTTTACATCGCCCTGCATAGGCTTGTTTAGTTTAACAGTGCGTCCCTGATATTCTGCTTCAGTTAGTGTCTCATCTAGATCGCCAAAGATTTCCTCAGCTTCTTCTAGTGTAAACTCTTCAACATCTTCAGGAATACAGTTTGGGACTTTTTTGCCGCCTTTTTTCTTCATACCCAGCTGACGATAACCGTCCCAGCATGGATCATCCTTCTTTTCATTGACAGCATCAATCCATTTTCTCATATCACTCATTGTAAAGATCTCCTTACCACTATTTATGCTATTTTATCTATTTGTTGACAAATGCGCCGATTCTGCCGTGTACGTCTGGGTATTCTCGATACTTGTATCCTGGGGGCGGAGTAGTATCTTGTCCTTCCCAGACCGGAATAAAATGATTTGTATTGCCATCAAAATCTTCATTGCGCCTAAAGTGTACTTCAATTAATTTGTCACCAATAAACTCACAATTAATCCATGGGTGCCGTTCAATTAAACTATTTAAAAAGGTTGGAAACTTAAATCTTTTATCAGATCTTATCCATTCACTCCATTTTATGAATGTGTCTTCGGGTTTATTACCTTGAACACACAGTATCTGTGTGCCGTTGTAATAATCTACACTGTGATGAAATCCTGTAAACCACTCGCACCAAAAGTAACCGTAGGGCAAATCGCAAGTGTCTTTTTCAAGCCACATTTTCTTTGCGCCTAACCCTAGCCCTAGCATATTAACGCATGGACGTACAATGTAATACCCTGAGTACGGAACATCTAATCCAATTGGTCCACAGTTGTATCCTAATTTACGACTAAGTATAAGTTTGTCAAGAATCCAGATATCATCTGGATCTATGTTTTTCCATACATCGTCTTCAGTGCTGGCTAATGTCATCTTGGCAATCCTTGCAAATCCACATCTGACCTCGCAACTTGCCCCAGTAGTCTCTGTAATCAAATTGACTGCACACTTTATTTTCTTTACATTTAGAACATTTATGCTTACAACATTCTTCACAGCTACAACTGTCGCATAGTTTTATACCTTGCTGGATTTCGTCTTTTAAACTAAAATGATTTTCACTGTATAATGGAATTCCACAGTGACTTGGATGGCCACAATTTTTGCAATAGGACATACTTTAATACCCCTTCTTTCGGATATTTAGTAATCCTAATAAAAAGGGGGACCAATAGGCCCCCCTGATGTATCTTTTAAAATTTATCTTTACTTGCGAGCTGCTACTGCTTTTTTTACAAGTTCCAAGTCTGTTGAACTTAAACCTGACTTCGCCGCTAGGCCCAGTAAATCCTGCCCTGCGGCAGCGTTTGAATCTGGACGATCTACATCTGGACCATCCGCTGCTGGATTTAATACACCTACTGCGGCTTGTCCGCCTGCTGTAGTTGCAGCACGACCAGCTTTTGTCTGTCCCAAACGCTGCATTAGGTTTGGTGCTACCTTTTGTAGTCCACGCTTTGCAAGCGCCATACCGCCGCGACGTGCTAGTGCGCCAAGTGCTGCACGGCCAGCCATTCCCGCAAGTGCGCCGCCAATACCAACTGGACCTAGTAGCAGTGGTGCCACTGTCATACCAACGTTAGCAACAGTACCCCAATCAATCTCGTCTAGTTTTTGATTTGCACTTTCGCCTAAATCAGCGCCACTGCTAATTTTGTTATACAGTGCTTCATATACCAAATATTGCTCACCCAATGCTAGCTGGTGTGCATCCATTAGCTTGCCGCTTTCTAGATCCTGCTCAATACTGATCATAGCATTTTCTAACATATCTAGCAGTTGATCTCGTGTTGTTTCTCCATTTGCACACTGGCAGTCATCTTCAGTAACGGTTTTTTCCATTACGTAAAAACGATATGCACCTTGGCTTTTTGCCCATTTGGCCGCTGCACGTTTTGCGTCAGCCAAGTTGCCTTGGAATTGGAAAATCTCTTTTTCGTCTGGTTCACCCATGTCTTTTGTTGTAAACATCCACACCCCTGAACCAGGGCGTGGCTTTTTACCATGTGAACGCATATAACGTGAATAGTCTAGTGTCAGTGATTCTTGTACATTGTCAGATTCTGGCAGTCTGCTTGGATCTTTTGAGTAACCTCTATGTCTTTTAATTTGACTTTTTAGTGCGCTGATATCTGCTTTGTTGGCTTTGCCTGACTTGGTAACTCTAGTGCTTTTCTTATTATCTAGTTTATCGTATCCTTGTCTAACATTAGGTCTATAACCATGCCAAATTTCTTCTGATCCTTTTTCAATTTCAGCTGCAATCTTGTCGCCAAACTCACTACGAATAGTATCTATAACTTTACGCGCAGCTTCTACATTATCAAAGTCATCCCAATCAATGTAGGGCATAGTTAGATAACGAAGCTCATCTATTAAATCATCAAGTCTGTCTCGTTGTTCTGTTGAAAGTTTTGCTTCTGTTATACCTTGCTGTGGATACAATTGCTGATTGCCTGCCATACGTTTAACATCTTCACTGATGCCATGCTTTTTCATGAGCGCAGCTTTTTGAGCTTTCAGATCCTGGATTTTCTGAGGTGCTTTCATATCGTTTGGATTGCCAGCACTCTTATTTTTCCAACGTCTTGTCCAATCACGAATTGACAAGTCGATGTTGCCCAACTGATCCTTTACTGCGTTTGAAACTTCAACAATTGTTGATTCAGCAACACCTTGAGAAGATGTCTTGCACTTAGGACAAAACCCATTGTTCTTTTCCCATGCCTTTGCAGTTGAAACCTCGTCACACTTTGTGCAAGCAATTTTTGCTACGCCCTCATTAATATTATCAAAACGCATCTTATTTCACCTTCTTAGCTGCTGCTTTTTTAGCATGTGAAAACATATCAGCGGCTGTCTGCTTTAGATCGCCATCACGATTATCATCAAAGTTCATGCCTTCTTCAACTGGTTTCTTTTGTGCTTTTGCGGCTGCTGCCTTACGAGCAAGTTTTACATCTTCCCAATCGTTTTTGCCATCGCCGTTGCGATCGATTTGCTTTTTCTTGCCTTCTGCCACTTTTTCAACATCCGCTAAGTGTGCGTCGATACCTGCTGTTGATTTTAGACCCCATGCTTTAGCTGCTTTTTGCGCTGCTTCGTATGATGATCCTGCTGTGCAACTATGCTTGCCTTTTTTAGCATGAACGCAAACGTAAGGACGTTCTTTTGATTCTGCGACAGATTCATTACGCAGTGGAGTATCTGGCATGTCTAGCTGACGCCATTCATCATACTCTAGATAGTGATCACTGTCTGGGTCATAATACTTGCCAGCTTTTGGATCGTAGTATACTACTTTGCCAACACGTGTTTGAAATGGACCTTCTAGACCAGGCCGCTCACCATAACGGTCTGCATCAACTGCTGGAAGTGTTTCCCAACCTTCTTCTACATCCATCTCTGGCTCAGCTGGCTGTTCAACTGGTACTGGTAGTTGACTGTCTGCTTGTGATTTATTGTATTCAGTATAACGACGAACTGCTTCCATATCATTTGCTGCTGTGGTAATCTTTGACTGCACCCATGGTTCTAGATTATCACGATCGCTAATCATGCCGTGTAGGCTGATAGCATCTTTTGCCAGGAAGTATAGTTGACTGCGAGCCATAAAGCCATCTTCATCATCGCCGTCCAATACACCTTCTGTTAGCTTAACACTCTCTGTTACACTCTCATCCATGTTGTGTCCTACTGCACCCATATGTAGGTCTTCAATGTCTACATATAGTTGTGCTAACTTTTTTCTTACATCGCCAAAGTAGCTGATGTCGCCGTCTATTTCCATGACTGCGTTTTCAAAAGCACCGTTGTTAGCGAAAAGTTTTTCTAACTTCTCAACCATGTCTAGGGCTTTCATAATTGTTCTATCAATTTTGCCTACGTTCATTTGTCGTTACCTCTAACTTTAACTGGGTGTACGTAGCCTGTGCTACGCTTTTTTTGTTTACCGCTGCCCAAGTATCCGTTAGGGTCAACAGCTCGTCGTATCATTTTTTTATCACCGAATAAAGGAAAATTTACGCTAGCAATGTTGCCTGCGCTAGTAGCACCCGCAGATGCGTCTTCGTTTAGGTTTAAAATATCAGATATCTTCATGTATGTATTTATGCTAACTCACTTATTTAAGTTCTTTTCGAGTATAAACTCATGCCATACGAGCATATTTTTGTGTAATTTGTCCACGTCTACACGATCTTTTTCTTTAAGATGTTCAATAAAGTCATAGTTTTTATTACAAATCATATCCTCCATATTAATTATGAAATGATATGGATTCATATTATCTTTATCTATATGATTAAACCAGCCTATCATAGTTTCTAAATACTGCTGTGGTCTTTCACTATTAAATCGTTCAATATTAAAACGTTTTAAATAACTGTCAGCATCTGTAATAAAGAATAACATATCATTATTCTCTATTTCTGGCATTAGTATAAAATGCTCGTTTTGTATTATTACTGTTTTAATATTATCTAAAAATATAAATTTTTTAGAATTTATCATCAATTTTATTTGTTCTATTACGAAATTATAAATTCTAGATGTACGATTAGAATCATCAGCACCAGCTATCTCATTGTCGTATTTTTCTCTTTCAAATATTTCGTGTTTGTAAGGGTCTAATAGAAAACTCATTAAACGTAAATTGTTTCCAACAACACCTGAATTTGTCCAATAAGGATCCCTATCCAATGATAAAGTAGTATCGTCTTTTTCTCCTGCGGTAAAATCTCGGTTAGGACCTGCTTTTAATATATAGTAATCATAACCCATCGCGTCCTGTAACGCCCATGCAAAATAGTTACCGCCATGACCAATTGGGTTAGATACAAATATTACTTGTCTATCATTATTTTCTATCATTATTTTCTATCATTATTACTGTCGTCTAAATTTTTGATTATGTTTTTACTTAGTCTACGTTCATTTTTAACTGTAGACTTCTTAATATTTTGCTTTTTGACTACTACTGTACGCTTTTCGTATTCGTTCATGTTGTCTGGATTTTTAACGCCTGCCCAAACCATAGCGTCTTCCTTTGCTACATGATTCATAGGACCAACTGTTTCGTCAAGGTCGTCTGGATTAAATTTTTTGCGTGACATGATTAAGCCTCACTGTAGGTATTGTATACGCATAACAGCCTTCTGTGCTACACGTAAACTAGCACGGTTGGCTGGATGAATCAAGCACCAAAGTTGACGATCAGCAAATAATTCTTTAGCACGTTTTACTGCCCATGTAGCAATACCCTGGCCCTGCCATTGTTTAGCTACAAAATATGCTGTCTCGCAATCCTCTTTGATTTCCAGCGCCCCTACTAGTATACCACTATTTAACCATATTCCCCAGGTGTAGTAATCATTTATAAACATATTAGCTGCATCACGAACGAACGGCCATTCCAGACTCGCAGCAGTTGCTATATTTTGGTCTACAATCGCCGTTAGTTTATAAAAGTCTCGTTGATGTAACCTACGTAACTCTAGTTTCATTTTTCTTTTGTATTAATAGGAAAATATGCTTGGATAGTTTTACCCATCTTTTGTGCTGATGCTGCACGGTGATTGCCATCAATAACACTATACTTGCCATCGCTAAACTGTGGACCAACAATAATTGGTTGTGATAGATTTACACGGTGGCTGTAGTCAATATCAATAATACGATCAAATGGATCGTCGTAATCAAAAAACTCTTCTTCGCTTGGGAACATGTCGGGCGTAAAATCCCCTAGTTTCCAATCATGGGATTGTATGTAACGATCCATATTTTTATTCATGCCAGCATCGTGATGCATACCTCTAAAGATTTGCAGCATCTCTTTACCGTTTTCCTCGTTCATTGAGGTTAGTTTAGATAATCTAGGTTTAAATAGTTTTTGATCACCCTTGGTTGTTTTTAATACTGGTTGATTATGGGCATCTTTGCTAAAGCCTTTGACTTCTGCTTTACGATTTTTAAACTTACCCACCATCACTTCGTCGCCAACTGCAATATCTGGAAGTTTAAGAGTGTCTAATTCACTTACTTGGATAGTTTTACCGCTTTCTTCGTTCATTGCACTTGCACTGTACGCCGCTACTAGTTCTTTACCATTAACACCATTAAATGCACGTGCAATATCAAAAGCATAACCGCCAACGTCTTGACCACGTGGATCGCTCTTTACAAGACGATCTAGTGCTGCTAGTGCTGCCGCAAAGAATTTATCGTTTTGTTTTGCTGCTAGGGTTGCTGTATATTCATCACGGTTTACTGCTTCAAATATTTCATCATTTTTTGCAATATCTGCAATATGACGTAATGCACTAGTAATTTTTTGGCTCGTATTAGTAATGAAATTCAATGGTTTTAGATACTCATCTGGTACATCATCTTCCCCATATTCTTCTGCAATGGTTTTTTGTAATTTTAAGATTATAAAATCAAGTTCGTCTATTGTACCATATGCATCATTTATACCTGATTTTATGTTTCTATATACCGGTGCCATGTCTGGTATGTCTTCGTCTAATTCTATAGCTTCTCGTTCATCACTTGTATCACCAGTTACCTGATACTTTTTACCGTTTACAGTAAACTCTTTTTTACCTGCTTTAATAGCATTCATTCTGGCATCAGTAAATGGATTTGATTCACCCATAACAGCATTGTTGAGTTTTACACCTGCTTTGTCGGCAAGACGTTTCAACTTTAGCGCATACTTGCCAGTTT